TGATTCCCTAAAGGTAGTTGGTGAAATCGCTGGAGTCGTAATCACGCTTATCGGCAAAGTATTGGGAGCAATTAAACCTTTGCTCAACACCGCCATCGATGGCATCAATAAGATTATTACAGGCGTAAATCTAATTAAACCTGGTTCAGATATTGCTTATATTCCTAAGATTGGCTCAACTTCTGGATCTACATCTACAGGCGCACTTGGCAATTTCTCAATGTCTACTGGTCAGACGATAAGCTCATCTGTTACCTCCATCCCAACAACAGCGACTACAACCGCGACAACAAGTAGTAACGGTTCAACTGGAGTTCCTGGAGTGACTTCGGCTGTTACAGCAGCTGCTTCAATAGGTGCTTTTAATGTTGGTTCTTTCCGTATGGGAGAGGCTCGCACATCTGGCCCTACTTACAACATTAATGTAACTGGAGCCTTGGACAAGGAAGGCGTTGCTCGTCAGATTGTTGAAATCATTAACGAGTCCTCTTACCGCGGTAGCGGTGGCGCTGGAGCCTTTGTCGCATGACGCAATGGACTCCTGAATGGGAAGTAATAATCAATGGTGGAGGAGATTACACAAACCTTACCCTTGCTAATCTGACGATTACTTCTGGTCGGCAAGATATCTACTCTCAGCCTTACGCAGGTTATTGCAATGTTGAGATTATTAATCTTGACCAGTCGCCGATTGTTATCGATGTTAATGACCAGATCAGTATCAAGGTCAAAAATTCATCTGGTACTTTTGTTAATCTCTTTGGTGGCTTTGTCACAGATATCGATGTAGAAGTCACTCAAGCTTCCTCTACAACTATTTCAGAGCGCATCAAGGTAGTTGCCTTGGGTGCTTTGTCTAAACTGCCTAAAACGCTTACTACGGGCGTTTTAAGCAAAGATTTTGATGGCGACCAGATTTACACAATTCTCAGCGAAGCATTATTTAATACTTGGAATGAAGTTCCAGCTGCGACAACCTGGGCAACATACGATGCTGCGACAACCTGGGCTAATGCTGAGAATTCTGGACTTGGCGAAATCGATCAACCAGGCAATTATGAATTAACTGCTCGATCATCGAACACAACTGACATTTACAGCCTTGTATCCTCCTTGGCTACATCTGGACTTGGTTATCTTTACGAGGATTCACAGGGCAGAATCGGTTATGCCGATAGCACTCATCGAAGCGAATATTTAGCAACTAACGGTTATGTTGATCTAACTGGTTCTCATGCTTTGGCTCGTGGTATCAGAACCTCGAAACGCTCAGGCGATGTTCGCAATAATGTGACGATTACTTATAAAGCAAACGCTCAGGAATCTGCCTCAGATGCTGCTTCTATAGCTCTTTATGGACAACAATCTTATGAGATTACTACTTCACTAGAACACGGTTATGATGCTGAAGATCAGGCTGAGTTTTATCTAGCCTTACGCGCATTCCCAGAGGCTCAGTTCAAGTCCATTACTTTCCCACTTGCAAGCCCAGAAATCGATGATACTGATCGAGATGCTTTGTTGGAGGTATTCATGGGTTTACCAGTAAACATTATTGATTTGCCTTCAAATATTACTAATGGTCAATTCCAAGGTTTTGTTGAAGGCTGGACTTTTACTGCCGGTTATAACTCGCTTTACTTAACTTTAAATGTCTCACCAACGGCTTACAGCCTTCAGTCCACTCGTTGGAATGGAGTCTCAGTAGCCGAGACATGGAATACATTAAGCCCGACCCTAGAGTGGATTGACGCTACAATAGTAGCCTGATAAAGGAGAAACATGGCAACGACAACTAACTTCGGGTGGGAAACACCTGACGATACCGACCTCGTTAAGGACGGCGCAGCTGCTATCCGCACCGCTTTAGGTGGCGTTGATACATCTTTCGTTGATCTTAAAGGTGGCACAACTGGTCAAGTGCTATCTAAAGCATCTAATACAGATTTGGATTTCTCTTGGGTTGCACAAGATGATGCCAATGCAATCCAAAATACTATTGTTGATGCTAAAGGTGATTTGATTTCAGCAACAGCAGCTGATACGCCTGCCCGTTTAGCGGTGGGCACAAATGGTCAAGTTTTGACAGCTGACTCAACGACTGCTACTGGTTTGAAATGGGCAGCGGCAGCCGGCGGATCTTATACGACACTCGCTTCCGGCACATTGTCAGGTAGCGCATTATCATTAACAAGCATTTCAGGAAGTTACAAAAATCTGGTATTGTTGATGGATACAGTCTCCATAAATGGTACAACCAATGTGGATTTGTATCTACGCTGGAACGCTTACGCGACAAATTATTTTAATGCTCAGACTTATGTTTCAGATGACGGCACAGGCGGACAGGCTTTTTCATACACAACGGGCGCATACCTAAATTGGGTTAATGGAACATCTGGACTTATTGAGTACAACACTCCAACAGGTACAGATTTTAGAATTGAATTATACGATTATGCTGCAACTGGTAACAAAAAAGGTGTAATGGATGCCCGCTATTATGCTTCATCAGCCAATAAATACAGAATGGTGCATTCAGAAATAGCACGCCAAGGAAACTATACAACTGCAATAACATCTTTAACAGTTACTTTATCGACAAGCACCTTTGCTGGTGGAAACTACATACTTTACGGAGTTGCATAATGACTAGACCAATAATACTTGAACATAACATCAAAACCGGCATTGCTGTCGAACGCGAAATGAATGATGATGAGTTTGCTCAATGGGAATTAGATCAAGCCGATAAATGAAACCACGGCTATCTAAATCTGCAATCCAATTAAGAGAACAGGCAGACGATGCTTATCCATCTCGAAAGCGTCACTCAGACGGCACAATCGGAGATGCCAAGCACTCAACCCGAAAGAGCGATCATAACCCTGACCCTGATTCAGGGTATGTCCGCGCTATCGATCTCGATGCTGATTTCAACGAACAAGCCTCTACAGCTGCTTACATTGCCGATCAGATACGAATTGCAGCCAAGTCAGATAAACGCATTGCTTATGTCATCTTTAATCACAAGATTGCAAGCGCTCGAAGCTTCTGGCGCTGGCGAAAGTACACAGGAGTCAATCCACACACCAAGCACATCCACATCAGTTTTACAAAGGCTGGTGACACGGATTCGAAGTTTTTTAACATCCCATTACTAGGAGGAACAGATGACACAGGATCTAAAGAAGATGCTAGCAAGTTGGGCAAGAGCCTTTCTGACCGCTGCTCTTGCACTTGCAGCTGCGGGCGAAACTGATCTTAAGCAGATCGCTTACGCTGGGGCGATTGCAACAATTCCTCCAGTATTGCGTTGGTTAAATCCTAAAGATGAAGCTTTCGGTTTGAGGTGAGTGCGAATGATTGGGCGGGATTCACTCTCGCTATTGTCTCGACTCTTGCTATTTTTATTGGCGGTTTGCGTTACTTGGTTCGCGGTTGGTTGTGGACTCTTACGCCGAATGGTGGATCATCTCTCGCAGACCGATTGGCAAGAATAGAGACACGCCAGGAACAGATGATGGAACTTCTTAAGAAGTAAGGGACACTTATCCACATGGCAAGAAAAGCAACTAAAGCGCTAGAAGAGCAAGGTTATTCAAAACTTGATGCTTATTGCATCGGGCTATACGAATACTTTTGCAGCTTAAAACGGGCTGGCTTTGCGGAGGATATTGCAATGTTCATGATTACCGAGCCACAAGCTTATCCTGGCTGGATCTTGCCTGATCCAATCGACCCTGAAAAGTTTGGGGACTATGATGACGACGATGAGGACTAATGACAGTCAAAAGAATTGCCTGGATCTCAGATATCCAAGCACCTTTCTTTCATGAAGCAGCAGTCAAGAATCTAGGCAAGTTTTTAAGGGCTTACAAGCCTCACCAAACCATATGCATTGGTGACGAAATTGATCTACCGCAGCTTGGCGGTTTTGCTCAACCATGGCAAGAGGTTGAAGGCAACATCGACGAAGATCGTAAACTCACTTTAGAAATTCTCGAATATCTTGGCGTTACTGATGTAGTTGGCTCCAATCATGGAGCGCGTGTTTACAAGTCTTTATCTCGCAGACTGCCAGCATTTATGAATCTGCCAGAGCTGCGCTATGACAAGTTTATGGGCTATGACAAGGCTGGTATTAAGTACCATCCAAACGGCTTTGACTTTGCTCCAGGTTGGCACACATGCCACGGCGATGCTTTTCCACTATCAAACAAGCCTGGACAAACAGCCTTAAACGGTGCGGTGCGTATGGGTAAATCAGTTGTGTCAGGGCATACCCATAGACTGGGGCTGAGTGCCCATTCAGAGGCTTCTGGAGGGCGTTACGGGCGCATTGTGTGGGGTGTTGAGGTTGGCAACTTAGTCGATCTATCAAGCCCTGGAATGGGGTACACAAAGGGTTATGCGAACTGGCAGATGGGCTTTGTTGTAGGCACATTACACGGCAAACGATTTACGCCTGAGTTAATTCCAATCGATCCGAAAGATGGCTCATTCATCTACCAAGGCAAACGCTGGGGCTAAATCGTTACCGTTTCGTTATAGAAATGTCCGAGAAATTGTCTGACAAATGTGAGACCGTAATCCTGTAGCCACCAATGGTTACAAGAATCGGGAGCAAAAAAATGGATCTACAAGTACCAGTAATCGTTTTACTGATGTTAGCTAATATCCTTTGGTTCATCGTTGGTTGGGGCAAAGGCTTTTCAGAGGGCAAGCGTGAAGGCTTGGCGATTGGCAAGAATAGTCAGCGCGTGAGTGTTAATGCGCGCTGATGACATCCTTGACGAAGCAAAAGACCTTATCCAAGACCGAGGTAAAGATTACGGCTTGGCAGCTCTCAATCACCTTCGAATTGCCAAACTCTGGACAGCCTATCTTGAACGCAACATCGAGCCTCACGAAGTCGCAATCTGTATGGCACTTGTCAAAATCTCACGCCTACAAGAGACAAGCCTCCACGCAGACAGTTACAAGGACGGCGCAGCATACATTGCGCTCGCTGGACAGATTGCATCAACTGACTGGAGTGACCTTGACAGTTATTAAAGCTGCGCCAGGCATCTGGTGCGATTACTGCAAAGTGCGATACGGCGTTAATTCATTGCTTGGTCAAAAGCCAGCAAGTTATACCGTTATCAGCAATCATCCTAAAAGCCAAGGCACACGACGGCATTATTGCAACAGCTGCGCCATCGATGTCCAGACTTGGGCAGGCGGTACTGTTTGGTCATTACCGGAACAAACCGAGTACCTATTAAAACAAGAGGAGTTACCAAGTGTTTAATTTAGCCGATTACGAAACAGTTGAAAGTCGTTTGGAAAAGTTTATTAAGGACTTTCCCGACTTTCGCATAAGCACAGAATTGGAGAGTTACCAGAATGATAGATTTATTGTTAAGGCGTATTTATATCGAACTTATGCTGATGGCGTCGCGTTCACAACGGGATACGCTGAAGAAAAAGTTACTGATCGAGGCGTTAATGCTACTTCAGCGCTGGAGAATTGTGAGACTTCAGCGATCGGTCGAGCGCTTGCGAACGCGGGTTATGCTGCTAAAGGAAAGCGTCCAAGTCGAGAGGAAATGAGCAAGGTTCAACGCCTATCAGCAAAGGACATTGCAAAGGCTAATGAAGTGCCAAGTTTTAAAACAAAGGAAGAAGCACTAGCTGCTGATCCTTGGACTACTGAGCCAATTTATGGCGATGTTAATCAGCCTCCAGCAATTACCGCAGCTGAGGCGATTGCCAATATCCAAGATGTATTAGGTGGCACTAATGCCGAGGGCTGCATTCATGGCGATATGGCGTGGAAAGAAGGCGAAAAGAATGGACGCGCTTGGGGCGGATTCTTCTGCACTTATGCGCCAAGAACAGGAGAAGCAAAGTGCTCAACTGTTTGGTATCAACTTGCATCATCTGGTAAGTGGGAACGACAGAAATTAAGGAGCGTTTGAAATGGGTTTTGTTGAAGTTAAGGTAAATGGTCAATGGATGAATCTCATGCACTTGACTCTTAGATGTCAGTTATGCAACGAGGAAGTGATATTGGCTCATGTGGCAAAGCTTGAAAATGCCGATGCACCAGCTAATGCAACTTGGACCTGCAAGAAATGTCATTCGATCAATGGATAAAGACATTTACAAAAGCCCAATGAATGGCTTTATCTACAGTTTTAGCGGTTATGGCGGTGTCATGAATTGCTCAGATTGCGATGCGTTTACCCAGGTAAATGAATATGATCGTGAAGATGGTTTAGTCGTTTGGTTGTGTAATAGATGTGAGAATAAACATCATCTATGACAAACCATCGAAAACATCGAGGTTATAGGACTCAAAAGGTCATAGCCGAATACCTGAAACAATGGTGGGCTTATGCTGATACCGCAGGTGCTGGGAGGCAAGGTGAGGACATCCTCAACATCCCAACTCTCAGCATCGAGGTAAAAGCTAGATCAGATTTTCAGCCTTTAGCCTGGATCAAACAAGCTGCGTCAAACGCGAACGGAAAACTGCCAATAGTGATTATGCGATGCAATGGACAGGGAGAGGATGTAGGTCAATACCTGGCATTTATGCGGGTTGATGATCTTATGCCGATTCTGCATCAAGTAGTGCCAACTCATGAGGTAGTCAGATGTTCAGGGTGCGGATCTTGGAACTTTGAAGGAAAGGAATGTTTAACATGCCAGTATATGAATACAAATGCGTCAGTTGCGAAATAACGATGGAGATTCAAAAGTCAATACATGAGGAACATCAGCCAATATGTTGCGGTGTTCAAATGACAAGAATCTACAGTAATTTCGGCATAAGCTTTAAAGGCACAGGTTGGGGACATCAATGACACGCCGATCATTAAACGGGGAACTTGACATCGATGGTACGCTAACGGCGCAGAAGCCATTAAGGCTTCACCGCGACCCGCTGAGGCGGGTAGGTCGCGGGGTGCTAGTAGCTATTGGGATAACTCTGTTTACACCGGCTTACGCTGTTGCACCTTATAAGGCAAAACAATTAACCATTAAAGAATATGCAGCAATCTTGGTAGATGATAAAAGCCAGATGATATGTTTAAGTAAGCTTTATGGAAAAGAATCAGCCTGGCAATCAGATGCTGTTAATGGCTCTCATTATGGAATACCTCAGGGACGATCTGAGTACTTAAAAACAGCCACACCAGAGCAACAGATTATGTGGGGCTTGAAGTATATTGATAATCGATACGGCTCACCATGCAAAGCCTGGGAGTTCTTTCAAAAGAATAACTATCATTAATGGCTAAGCAATCAGCGTTACGAGATGATGGATCTACTGCGTTATGGCGTAAGATTCGAATAAGAGTATTAACAAGAGATCAGCACACTTGTCAAAGATGCGGCATGGAGGCGACTCATGTCGATCACATAGTACCTAGGAAGCTTGGAGGTGATGATTCAATGGATAATCTTCAAGCTCTATGCAAGAGATGTAATTTAAGTAAGGGGGGTGGTTTTTTTGAGAGCACTCCGACAC